GGGACGCTGTTCTGGATGGCGGACCAGCAGATGCCGGGGCGACTTTGGCTGTCGGAGGATTTGCGGAAGGTCGTGGCCAAACTTGAAGACGACGCCGACCAACTTCTTCCGATCTTTGCGGAAGTTATGGAGGCCACTAAAAAAGCCCTTCAACTTGAAAATCCCGCTGAACAGAAGTACGAGTTGCACAAGATTGCGTACAAGGCTCGGATGCGGGATGCGTTTGAGCTGGAAAAGATGTACGTCGATCAGGTCCAGCATGAATCTCAAGCTGAGACGATGACTGTGGCTGAGTTGCTCCAGCAGGACTTTGAACGGACTTACTTGATTCCTGATTTGTTACCGAATCCTGCGGTTGTGTTGATTTATGGCGCTGGTGGTGACGGGAAATCCATGGCGGCTTGGACTTTGGCCAAGCACGTGGCTACCGGGGCACCCTTCGTTATCCGCGGAAGGCATGTTCCAGTGGAACAGGGACCTGTTCTGCTGTTGAACGGGGACCAGCCGCTGGTGCAAATGCAGGAGCAGCTTCAGGAAGTGGAGATGCCAGCAGATGCACCTGTGACCCTGCGGACGGATTGGACGCTCCAGTCGTATGCCCGCTTCCAGAAACTTATGGAACGGGTTCAGCCCAAGTTGGTTGTGATCGACTCGTTGATCGGATGCTCTGGTGGCCGAGCGTTTGACGAGAACAAATCGGACTTTGCTACGCCTCTGTACTGGCTGACGCGGAACAACGGGGTCCTGTTTCCTGCGGCAACCATCCTCATCATTCACCACGCCAATAAGACTGGAGGGTTCCGAGGCACCAGTGCTATTCGGGATGCTGTTGACGAAACGTGGAGTTTGAAGCGGCCGACGGATCGGCAACTGGAGCAGACCGGAGCGAATGCTCGGATCATCTCGATCGAGAAATCCAGGTCGGGTCGTGGAGGCACCAGCCTTCTGTTGCGTCAGGAAGCCGATCTGAGCTTCACGTTGTCGGATTGGACACCGGAGGTCGATCCGAGCGAAACGACGCCTTCTGGGGTCACTGACAGGGTGCTCCAGAGGCTTCGTGTGGTCTACCCGGCTGGGAAGACTCGGGAGGAGATGAACGCTGATGCCCTGTGTGGTGGAAGCGTGGCGGCAATCAGGAAATCGCTCCAGCGTTTGGAGAAACGTGGGCTGGTTCGGGTGCTTGAAACACGGGCGAGTGACAAAGGCGGAAGACCAGTAAATGTGTACCAGGCTGTTGTTGCCTCGCGGGGAGAGGGAGAAAAAGGGGGTCCCACTGACCAAACCACCTGTAGTAGCAACGGATTAGCAATGGGACATGAGGCTGAAATCGACGAGGTGTGTCCCACTCAATCGACAGATGGGACACTTTCGCGGAAACAGCCAGGTAGTCCCATTGCTAATCGGTTACAGCGCAGTCGATCTGAGCAAATGGACCCCTCTGACACATATCTCCCCGCGCGAGAGCGACAGGAACGCAGCGGTGCCGAAATGGATGCGCTCAAGCAGGCGGCGATGGACACCTGGAGCTGACCAATGAAGATTCCTAACGTGCTCTTATGGCTGCTCCAGGCGATGGCCTGGGTCTACTGGAGACCTCCGATGGCAACGACGAAGCAGCGCAAGCCCGAACCACGGCCGCCCCGGCGGCCCAGGTTTACCTTCGCCCAGTACCCGGTGCCGCCGGAGATCCACAGCATCATCCGCACCACTTGGTATCGCAACGGCAAGACCGTCGAGGTGGACGAGATCCAGCTGATGGAGGCGCCCGACGTCTTAGACGCCTTCCACTACCTTTGCGGCGGTGCATTGCGAAATGGCTGCGACGTCACCGTGCTGACCACATACGAGCCCCAGGAACTTGGAGTACCAGTGCAATGAGCGACGACAAGCTGCTTCACCGCCTTCAGACGGCGTACCAGTGCTGTTGCGTCTGCGGTGAGCAGTATGGGCACTCCACCACCCGCTACGAGAGCATGTGGCACGGTGTGTGCGACGTCTGTGGCTTAGAGCTTGCTGTTAGCCCAGTCCGAGGCTGGGGCTACCTGGAGCGCGGCATCCACCGGCTGACCAACCCAGCCCGCTCTTGACGCTTGCGATTGTGAAGAAATGCAACAGCCTGGCTGGTCAGCCTGCTGTTAGTGTGCAAGAGTAAGGAGGTACAACGACACGGGGAGGCGCCTGTCTCCCTACTACACATGAAACCCGATGCCATCTTGCCCTCCGAGAATCTCAGCTCCTGGTACTTCGCCGTGCGCTGGGCACGCCACATCCTGGAGCAGGAATCAGCCAAGGCAAAGGAGCGTGACTGGGACACCAGCTACACCGACACCAACATCGAGAAGCTCCAGCAGCTGGAGAGTTTCCTCGATGCCAGCTGGGACGCCTACATGGAATGGTTGCAGACTCCGATTGAGGTGAGCAGCAATGTCTAATGTTCTGTTTGTCGAGAGCGTTACTTGTGACGATGCTGACCTCTGCACTGTTGTCGCTTGCGTCAGTGACGTTGTGGTTACGCAGCCGCCAACGGCAGTCGGACCCATCGAGTATGGGTCTGCCTTGTGCAGAGGCTCCTTCTACCTTCAGGATGACGAGGTGATTCCTGATGACAATGCCGAACTCTGCAGGTTCGTCGCAGACTGCGTCTCCTACTGGGAGGTCATCGGCGACGACTGAGGCACTGGCTCGAACCCTCCGAAATTCGGAGGATTACGACGACTGGACCTACGGGACTGAGCCGATCCCGCACGACACCTCCTGGGCGCAAAACAGCACAGTGCTCAATCTTTATGCGCGGGTGCTCCAGCGATTCCAGGAGGCTGAGACCGTCAACATGGGGCGGCTTGCCGCTCTTGCCGTCACGGAGATTCTCAGTGTCCCATCTGAGACTCTTTTGAGACTCTCCAAGACGTTCATTCCCTAGTACACTATCCAAGTTTCTACCAGCACTATGCTTACTCTTCTCTCTACCAAAGACGTCAATCAGCTCCAGGCTTATCTCGTCGAGATCGGCACTGCCCTCGAAAACCTGACCCAAGTGCTGGAGCACGCCCAGACAGTCGACATCGCAGTCGAGCAGCCTGTACGGACATTGACCGTACAAACCGCCAAGCCGAAGTCTCAACGTAAGACTCATGCGTCTCGCCGCAGGGGGCGGGGGATTTCGGTGCTGAACGAGGCGAAGGTGGCCGAGATCAAGCGCCAGCTCCAGGTAGGTAGCAAATCTGCTACCAAGATCGCCAAGGAGTACGGCGTTCACGTCACCACGATCAACTGCATCAAGTGGGGCAAGACCTGGAAGACGGTCGCTCCAGCGGTCGTGCAAGAGGTTTCGGTGTGATTCTGTGTGACACCGAAATCAGGGCTCTCTGTGCCAGTGGCATGGTGGAGCCCTACGACCCGAGGCTGGTGAATCCCGCGAGTCTCGATGTGAGACTCGGGTACGAGTTGATGGTGGAGGTCGAGGAGTATCCCGACCTCGTACCGATCGACATTGCCGGGCACACGCAGGCGAATCCATTTTTGTTGCGGCCCGGCGAGTTCGTACTGGGATGTACCATCGAGCGGTTTTGGTTTCCGACGGATGTGGCGGCGCAGTTCGCGCTGAAGTCCACCCGCGCCAGGCAGGGCATTGAGCATTTGATGGCCGGGTATTGCGATCCGGGGTGGACTGGATCGAAGCTCACGCTGGAGCTGCAGAACGCTCGGCGCCTTCATGCAGTTGCATTGTGGCCAGAGATGCCGATCGGACAGCTGGTGTTCCACCGGATGTCGAAGGAACCAGCGCGGGATTATTCAAAAACCGGGAATTACAACAATGACTTATCTGTTCAGTCTGCCAAGTATGTCTGACGCTGTTAATCATCCGGCTCACTACGCATTGGACCGTAAGTTTGAGGTGATCGACATCATCGAAGACTCGGTCAAGTTTGCGCCCGATCCTGTGCGTGGTGGCCTGCAATGGCAGGTGCTCAAGTACGTGCACCGTTGCTGGAGCAAAAAGTTGCCGCGCCAGGATCTTGAAAAAGCTCGTTGGTATCTGAACCGTCTGCTTTCTACCTTGGAGGAAACCAATGGATAACTACAAGTTTGAGTTGATTCGGGCGGATGAGTCCCAGCAGATTACCAACACGATCATTCACAAGTTTGAGGCATTGTTGGCCTCGGAGTTGGTGGATGCGTTTGTTGACTTTGCCGCTGGCTGCGGGTTTTTTAAGGAGTCGTTGTATGCGGCAATGAAGGCGCGTATCGACGAAGCGGCGCCTGAGTGATGGCTGGAATTATTACTCCGTGCCAAGAGTGTACGTCGCGTAACACCTACGTTGTTATGACGACTCACCTTGAAGATGGCACCATCATTCGACGGCGTTGTTGTAGAGCTTGCGGTCATCGCTGGTACACGCAGCAACAACCAGAACTTCCTCTTTCGCAGTATGTATTGAGATGGTATGGACGCGGTAAAAAGTGCGACCGGAAAGAAAAAGCCGCGAGTGCGGCACAGGACGGTCAACATTCGGGTGACTGAGGAGGAGCTTGCCATGGCGCGGAAAATTGGGAATGGCAACGCCTCGCATGGGTATCGCCTTGCGGTGCGGTGGGCGGCGAAGCGTTCCATCAGTGGGATTCCGCTGAGCACCATGCTGCGGGCAGCGGCGCAGATGGCGGCGGATCTTGAAGGTAGTCCCAGGGAGGGTGCTCCAGAGAAATGACTTGTCCTGTTTGCCGCGGTGGTCGAATAGCGCTGGTATCGTCTCGGCTTAATGCCGGCGGCGATCGACTCAAACGCCACGAGTGCAAGAGCTGTTACTTCCGCTGGACCACTCGGAACGAGACTTATGAGTCTCACTATGAGAACGTCGAGATCGACTGGCGTGTTCCAGCGTCGGAGGGGTGTAAGGGATGTGTGCATTACTCCGGCGGGTTTTGTTCGTTGGGGCTGCCGGAAGCGCGGGAGCCTGGGTTTGTTACAGAGTGTGAAGCCCGGAGCGTCAGAAGCGTTGTCTGTGTAGTACAGTAAGCAGGCACTAGACCCACAGGTCACCATGATGGAGTTCGAGATCACCTACGCCAATGGCGAGGTGGAGACCGGCATTTGCTGGGATGACTGCGACGATGTCGTGTATCTGATCCAGCAGGCGTTTGAGCGTGGATTGGAGATCACCGTGCGGCTGATGGAGCACGATCCAACGCCGGAGATCATGCCGATTGGGGAGATGTTCTGATGACTGACTTT